GGAAAAGAGGAGGATCAATGTCCGGACAACGTCAGCCGATCGAGCTCGTACTCGCAAACGGTAAAAAGCATTTAACAAAAGCCGAGATCGAGGCGCGCCGCGCTAGTGAGATAGGACCGCTCGACGGGGATCTTACTCCTCCGGCTTTTCTGACTAAAAAGCAAAAAGTCGAGTTTACTCGTATCGCCGGTCAGCTCTCAGAGCTTAAGATCATGGGCGAGACGGACGTCGACGCGCTCGCGAGGTACGTCGTCGCTAATACATTTTATGTAAACGCGGTTAAAAAGTTGAGGTCGAAAGAGGTCCGGGACGATCCGGAGCTTTTCGAGTCCTGGTTAAAGATCCAGGAGAAATTTTTTAAACAAGCGCGTTCCAGTGCGACGGATCTCGGATTAACGATCTCCTCGCGTTGTAAATTGGTCGTCCCGGCGGCCGACAAGACGGAGGAAAAGGTCAATAAATTTACAAAATTCGTAAAGCGTCCGGCGGTCGAGAATGGCTAACGGATACGCTCCGGCGTGGGACCGGGTCACGCGTCACGCGAGCGGCGTCGTAAGCGGCCGAATCAAGTCCGGACGGCTCCATAAGTTAGCGTGTAAAAGGCATTTGGAGGACCTAAAGCGGCAAAATACGGACGCGTTCCCGTACTATTGGAGCGCGGAAAAGTCCGAGGAGGTCCTAACTTACGCCGAGACGCTTACGATCGCCGAGGGCGACGCTCCTAAGCCGGTAAAACTGATCGACGAACAAGTTTTTGATATAGGTTGTACGTTCGGTTGGTATAAATGCTCGAATAATAAGCGGCGTTTCAGACGGCGATATAAGTCAATGGCCCGGCAGAACGGTAAAACGTTCGAAAATGGCATTATGGGGACGTATATCGCCGGATTTGGGGGCTATTCTTACGGTAAGCTCTTTACCGTCGCGACCAAAAAGCGACAAGCTCGCCTAGCCTGGGAGGAAATGAGTAAGTTTATTACCATTGATCCCGATCTCGGCGAGTATTTTAAGGTCAAGGATTACAAAAGTACGATCGAATGTTTAGAGACGTACTGTACGATTGAGGCGCTCAGTAAAGAGGCGGGCCTCGACGACGGATTCAGATCGATTTACAGCTCGATCGACGAGATCCACCAACATAAGGACAATAAAATATATAAGGCGTTGTACAACGGTACGCGAGCGCTCCCGGAGACGTTAGTCTCCATGATTACGACGCGCGGCGACCGGCTTAACTCGTTCTGTAAAGAAATGGACGACTACGCTATTAAGATCCTCGAGGGTTTAGCGACCGCCGAGGATTTTTTTGTAGATATTTATTGTCTTGATCCTAATGACGACATATGGGATCCGGCTAATTGGGTCAAAGCTAATCCGTTTATTTGTGCTCCTGGTAACGAGGAGCTTTTCGAGGTCCTCAAGCAAGACGCGCAAACGGCGCGCGATATGGGCGGGTCCGATCTCCGGGACTTCTTAACTAAGTCCCTTAATCTATGGGTCGAGAATACCGACGACGTATTTATAAACTCCGATAAGTGGGCTAAATGCGGCTCGGATCGGACGCTCGAGGATTTCCGCGGTAAAAAGTGTATGGTCGGCCTCGACCTATCTAGCGGCGGGGACTTGACGACGCTCGCGTTAGAGTTTGAGGAGGACGGTCGTTATTATTGGTACTCACATAGCTTTATGCCTCGCGGACGCCTCGAGGAGCATATCGAGACGGATCTCGCGCCGTATGATCTATGGGTCTCTATGGAGCTGATAACCGTTACAGGCGGCTCAATGGACTTTAAGAACGACTATAAGTTTATTATCCGACATTTGGCCGAGTTAAAGACGGAGTACGATCTCGAGTTTTTGGCTATATGTATCGATCCGCATAACGCCGACGGTATCCTCGCGGATCTCGAGGCGTTCGGCGTCCCGGTCATAATCGTAACTCAGTCGGCCCGAAACTTGAACGACGCAACGGTCGACGTACAGTTAATCGTAAAGTCCGAGGCGGTCGACTATAACCGTAATAACGAGCTCTTGACCTGGTCGTTCCTCAATGCGAAAACGGTCCGTAATTCTTTTGACGAGATCAAGGTCGACAAACGTCCAGGGCAACACTTTAAGCGTATCGATCCGGTCGACGCCGTAATCGACGCGCATTACGGGACGATCAAAAATAGGACGGACGCGCCTCCGGTCAACGTCGAGGACGAGCTCGCTAAATATCTTAAAAATATGGGTTGGACTCAATGAGGAGGAATTATGTAAACATGGGAATTTTAAAAGATTTTTTGGAATACCGGCGCGCGAAAAACGCCGGGCCGGATCTAAATAAGGCGTCCTCGGAGATAATCCAACAGTGGAACACGCTCGCCGCGTGGTTAGGTATCTCGGACGTCGAGGACGAGGCTCTCAGCGAGGCGACGTACTTTACGTGTCTTAAGGTCTTAAGCGAGGCCGTCGGTAAGCTCCCGCTCAAGTTACAGGTCCATACGGAGCGGGACGGGGTCGGCGAGGCCCGTAAACATTATTTGTGGCACGTAATACACGACCGGCCTAATAGATTTATGACCGCGTCGACGTTTTGGTCGACGGTCGAACAAAACCGCAATCATTACGGTAACGCTTACGTATGGATCCAGGGAGCCGGTAAGAATACTCAGTTATGGATATTACCGTCGCCGGACGTCGAGGTATGGTACGACGACGCGTGTATATTGGCCGACGCGCCGGACGTTTACTATTTATACGCCGCTCCGGGTAAAGTATACCGTTTCGGATCGGAGGAGATATTACATTTCAAAGGGTCAAACACGTTCGACGGCCTGGTCGGTATATCCGTACAGACTCAGTTAAAGACCACGATCGGCGGCGGGACAAAGTCCCAAAAGTTGATTAACAATATGTACGACTCCGGATTTACGGCTAAGGCCGTTCTACAGTATACCGGATCACTTTCCGACGAGAACGTTAAGACGTTCGTTAAAGGTATCGAGTCATACGCTAAGGGAGCGCTTAAGGCCGAGGGTATCAAAAATATAATTCCGATCCCGCTCGGCGCGACGTTACAGCCGCTTAATATCAAGCTCGCCGATAATCAGTTTTTGGAGCTGAGACAGTACTCGGCGTTGCAGATCGCGAGCGCGTTCGGGATTAAGCCGTATCAGATCGGCGACTATACTAAGAGCTCTTACAGCTCGGCCGAGGCTCAACAGTTAAGTTTCCTGGTCGATACGCTTTTATATATCCTCAAACAGTACGAGGAGGAGCTTACGTATAAGCTCTTGACGAGGAGCGAGATCGAGAACGGCTATTACTTTAAGTTCAACGTCGACGCGATCCTCCGGGCCGACTTTAAGACTAAAGTCGAGACGCTCAGCAAGGCGACAAATTCGTTCTTAATGACTCCGAACGAGGCGAGACAAAAACTCGACCTGGAAAAAGTCGACGGAGGCGATCGTCTCCTCGGTAACGGCGCGAGTATTCCGGTACAAATGACCGGATCTCAATATACTAACGGTCAGACGTCCGCGGACGCCTCGGCCGGAAATACATAAGGGAGGAGGTAAAAAGATTTGGATACAGATAATATTATGACTCTTGACGACGGACTTATTTCTAAGTCGACCGAGATCGCGCTCCAGGATGTCACGGACGAGGACCTTAAGAAGATCAATAAGTTCGCTCTAAGTCCGCTCAAGGCTGAGGACGTTTTTGTCTTTAAGGCCGAGATCGGCGACAATGAGACCGACGATCGTAATTTCGAGCCGTTCAATCTGACAGCTCTTAAGGATCTCGCTAAGACGTATCCGGGCCGGACTTTGATAAAGGATCACAGACGGACGGCCGATAACCAGGTCGGACGGATCTACGACGCCGAGCTCGTTACGAGCGACAAGACGACCGGCGCGGGCGAGACGTTCGCGAAAGTGGTCGCTAAAATCTATATGGTCCGGACCGAGAAAAACGCCGACCTTATTAAAGAGATCCAGGCGGGCATTAAAAAAGAAGTCTCGACCGGAGTACGTCCCAAACGTCTTATTTGTAATATTTGCGGGTCCGACAATATGAAAACATATTGTCCTCATTGGCCGGGACGCGAATACGAAAAAGAGACGGGTAAGACTACTTGTTTAATGACGATCGACGGTGTAAAGGACGCTTACGAGCTGAGTCTCGTAGCGGTTCCGGCTCAGCTGCGCGCCGGTACGGTCAAGCATTACGGCCCTAAGCCGCCGGAAACTGATCCGGAGGCGGCCGAAAAAACAATCGAGCCGGAAAATACTCCGGAGGATTCAGTAAATAAAGACGCGGATATCGAGCTCCGGCTCAGATATCTCGAGTCTTTTATTTTTACCAATGTTCACGATAAACCGTAAATTTTAAGGAGATTTTCACGTATGAACAGAAAAATGAGAGAGCTCCTCGCTACGATCGAGGAAAAAACAAAAGAAGCCCGTGGTTATATGGACGGAGAGAACAAGGACGTAGCTAAGGCGTCCGCTCTCCTGGACGAGATCGCCGATCTCAAAAAGGAATTTGAGACCGAGAAGAAACTTTACGAGCTCGAAAAGGACGATCAGATCCCGGAGGCAAAGGCCCAGGGGACAAAGCAGGTCAAGAGCGCCGAGGAGTCCCTTAAGGCGTTCGGCCGCGTGGCTAAGGCGAGATTCAAAACCAATGATTACGACGGTACTCTCAACGAGTCAGTGAGCGCCGACGGTGGCTATACCGTCCCGGAGGACATTCTCACAAGAGTCGAGACTCTGAGAGAGGCCGAGTTTTCTTTCCTTAAGCTCGTCCGCCGTATTAAGGTCCGTACAGCGACCGGCGCGAGAACATTCAAAAAGCGTTCTCAACATACTGGATTTAACAAGGTCGGGGAGGCCGGTAAGATCGGGGCATCCTCTACGCCGAAATTCGAGCGTATCACATACTCGATCGACAAGTACGCCGGTTATATGCCGCTTACAAACGAGCTCCATTCCGACTCCGACGCTAACGTCGCTCAGATCGTTATTGATTGGCTCGCCGCTGAGTCCCGCGCGACCGCTAACAAACTGATCCTCGCCGCGATCAATTCTAACGGAACTGAGACCGATTTCGAGGACCTGGACGGTATTAAGAAATGCCTTAACGTGACGCTCGGAGCAATCTTTAAGTCTAGCTCTAGAATCGTCACGAACGACGACGGCCTCCAGTATCTCGACACACTTAAAGACAACGACGACAAGTATCTCCTCGCTCCGTCTCCGGCTGATCCCATGAGATTACAGCTCTCCGCCGGAGGGACCGTCGTCCCGGTCGAGATCGTTCCGAACGCGGTAATGCCGTCTACACCGACTTACAGCGCCTCCGAGGATACGTCCGTCGTCTCCGGTAAGACATATTACACAGTAAGCGACGGGGTATATACAAAGGTCGCAACGCCGTCCGGTAATCCGAGCACAAGCTCTTATTACGAAATGGATCCGACTCCTAAGATCCCGTTCATTATCGGCGATCTTTCCGAGGGTGTTGTTTACTGGGATCGTCAGCTTATGACAATCGCCGAGAGCGGCGTCGCCTCCATTGGAGAGTTTAACGCGTTTGAACAGGACCTTACACTCTACAGAGCGATCGAGCGCGAGGACGTCACGCTCCGCGATACTGAGGCGTTTGTCCACGGCTACATTCAGCCGGGTACAACGGGGGAATAATATCCCTTGACGATAGCGATCCGGACGATACAGAGACCGTGTCTCTCGATAGTGCGGACGCGAACGACGACGGCGCGTATAGCGAGGAGGAGCTTACGGCCTTAACTAAGGCTCAGCTCCTCGAGCTTGCTACTACGTTAGGAGTCGAGGGAGTAACGTCGTCAATGACTAAGGCTCAGATCGTCGCCGCGATTTTAGCGGCCCAGGAGGGTTAATATTATGGTCGTCGAGACACAGGACGTTTTAAATTATCTCGGTATTGATTACGCCGACGCTATGGTAACGGCTAATATAACGAGGCTGATCTCGACGGCCGACTCTTATCTTAAGGGGGCCGTCGGGGACGATTATCCGGTCACTGATCCGAGAGCTAAAGAGCTCGCGCTTATCTTTATCGCGGATCTTTACACTAACCGCGGATCACTCGACAAGGTATCTTATAGCGTTCGTAAGTTTGTTACCGACTCGCTTTTACAGCTCCGGCTCGAGCTGAGGAGGGACAACGAAAATGTTTGATAAACCGATTACGATACAGCAGATCGACCAAACTACGGAGGCGTGGGTCGACCATTGGCAATTACACGCGCGGGTCAATAAGACGACCGGGACGGAATTTGTCGAGGCGGGAGCTAATCGGTCACAATCGACAAAGACGTTCGAGGTCCGATATTTTACGGGGATCGAGGCCGTCGATTTTAACCGAGGCTATTACCGTATCGTTTATAAGGGTCATATCTATAACATTGTGGATTATGACGATTATAAAGAACAACACATTAACGTTAAGATTAAAGGGGTATCGTATGGCGATTAAGACGTCGATCGATTATCTCGCCTCGGCGGTCGAGAGGGATCTCGAGCTTTATTCTGACAACGTCCGGAAAGCGGTCCGGACGGAAACAGATAAGGCAATGAGAAAACTCGTCCAGGAAACAAGAGCGACGGCTCCGGTCGGTCATAGACACAAACATTATAAGGATCATATATCGAGCAAGGTAACAATGGACTCGATCGGACGTTATGAAAAAACGTGGTATGTGACCGGATCGGATTATCGGCTCTCGCATTTGCTCGAAAAGGGTCACGCTCTCCGGGACGGAGGCCGTACAGCCGGGACTCACTTTATCTTAAAGGCGAGCGTCTCGGTCCTCGAGGATTATTTCGAGGCGATACACAAGGCGGTACAGAATGGTTAATAAAATACTCACGGGCGCGGGTTTTGTTCTTAATCAGACGTATAGAGAGACGCGGTTTTTAAAGCCGCCTAAAACGACATACGCCGTTTATACAGACGAGATTACGGCCCGCGGGCCCGACAATATCAACGCAATTTTTAATCATGAGATTAATATCGAGGTCTACGAATATAGACCGGATCCGGCTAAAGAGGCGGCGATCGAGTCAGAGCTCAACGCCGCCGGGATCCCGTATATCAAACAGCCTCGTTATTGGATCCATGAGGAACAACTCTATCAAATCATTTACGAGTTTTCGTATACAGAAAAGGGAGAATTTTAAATTATGGCAACTCCGAAAAGAATTGTATTAGGATCCGGTAAACTCCACGTCGCCGAGTATACGGCGGCGTCTCAGATCGCGGACGCGGCCGCTATTATCGCTCTTTGTACGGACGCTAACGTCCTCGGATATATCAAGGGCGGCGCGTCTCTTACCTATACGCCGAGCTTTTACGAGGCTAAGGACGATCTCGGTTATGTGACAAAGACGATCATTACAGAGGAGGAGGCGACGCTTACCTCCGGTATTATGACGTTCAACGGCTCGACGCTCGCAAAGCTCAGCGCGACCGGCCGCGTCACTGAGGACGCGACAAATCATAGACGTACTCTTAAGATCGGCGGCATTGGCAACGCTAACAACTCTAAGTACGTTATCATTTTCCACCATGAGGACGACGTCGACGGCGATATCTACGTTTGTATCGTGGGCCGCAACGAGGGCGGATTTACTCTCGCA